CCAGCAGTTTGTCGTGACTGTTGCCAAGACTTCCGGCGCTGGCGTGCTGAACTTCGCTCCGGCGATTTACACCTCGGGTGGCCGTCAAAACGTCACCGCAGGTGGCATGCCCAACTCCGCTGCGCTGGTCAAGATTGGCGGCGCTTCTGCCGTCTACAAGCCGTCGCTGGCGTATCACAAGAATGCTTTCACGTTTGTGACGGCTGACCTTGAGGACGTCGCGCAATACGGTGCGTGGGGCGCGCGTGAGGTGTACGACGGCATTTCGATGCGCGTTGCTCGCCAATACGTGATCGGCACCGACACCGTGCCGTGTCGTATCGACGTTCTGTATGGTTACAAAACCATTCGTGCGCAGATGGCGGCCCGGATCCTTAGCAACTAAGGAGTAAGCCCATGACTGTCTCTGTCATCATGGGCAACGTGCTGGCGATGGGTGTTGCAAACATCACCATTTCGCCAGCACTGGTTGCCGCCAATACCACGGCTGAACAAACCTTTACAGTCCCTGGCATCCTGGCTGGAGACGTGATCATTGATGTCACCAAGCCGACCGCTCAGGCCGGTTTGGGGATTGTCGGATCGCGCGTGACTGCCGCCAATGCCGTTGGCATCATGTTCAGCAACAACACCGCCGCAGGCATTACGCCGACTGCATCAGAAACTTATCTGGTTGCATGGATTCGCCGTGATTCGGTTCAAACGGGCGTCAATGCCTAAATCAACGCCCCGGCCTGAGTGCCGGGGTTTTTATTTGGAGTAGGCATGGCAACCGCTTTGGATTCGATCAAGCGAGCGATGCGCCTGATCGGCGTCTACTCAATTGGAGAAGAGCCGTCAGACGACGAAGCTCAAGACGGGCTCACGGCGTTGAATGCAATGCTGGAGTCATTGTCCAACGACAAGAAAGTCATCTACGCTTCCACGCTGGATGTGATTTCATGGGCCGCATCCACTCCGAGTTACACCATTGGGCCTAGCGGAACCGTTGTAACCGATCGCCCGATTACTGTTCTCAACAGTTCCTATTTTGTCTATGGCGGTGTGAGTTATCCGCTCGTCCCGGTGACGGTTGATGAGTACAACTCAATCCCGCTCAAGACGATCAACAGCACGGTCCCTCAATACGCCTGGTATCAACCGACGTACCCGAATGGAACGCTAACGCTGTTCCCAATTCCTAGCACGGCCATTCAGGTCTATCTGTGGTCCAACAAAGAACTGTTGAACATTCCGACGCTGACGACGCAGATTGATCTACCGCCGGGGTATAGAGACTTTGTTGATTTCAATCTGGCCGAGCGGCTGGCTCCAGAGTTTGAAGTCCCCGTTCCGGCAGAGGTTGCGAAACAGGCAATGCTGACTCGTAAAGCAATTGCCCGGGTGAACTTTGTTCCGCAATACATGCACTACCCGACTGCAACTCTGCCGCAGAACGGGCGGTTCAACATCTACACCGGGCAGCCCCTATGAACCTCAAGCCCGTTCCTTTGTTCGGGCTTGGTTCACAGGGCAAGTCGCTGAACGTTCACGCGCAAAAGCGCATCAACCTGTACTGCCAAGTAGAACAAGACGACGAGAAGAACTCGGTTGTCACGATGTACCCGACGTGCGGGCTGTCGTCGTTCGTCAACTTTGGGGCCAATCCTTCGCGCGGCTTTTATGCGAAGGGCGATTATCAGTACGTGGTGAATGGGTCGACGTTTTGGCGCGTATCCAACGACGGGACGACTCTTTCGCTGGGGACGCTGCTTACGACCGGTGGCCGGTGTGACATCTCAGACAACGGCTTTCAAATCATTGTTGTGGATGGCACTTATGGGTACATCTACTCGCTGATCGGGCCTCAAACGATCAGTACGGGCACCCGAGTCGGGACGCTGGCGACGATCACCACGGTGGCAGATCATGGCTTGTCCACTGGAATGCAGATCACCGTTTCCGGTGCGACGCCGAGTCAGTACAACGGAACTTACACCGTCACTGTTCTGAACTCTACGCAGTTCACCTACACGATGGCAAGCGACCCGGGCGCGAGTGCGTCGCCTGTGGGTTCGTATGTCATCAATTCGGCCTTCGTGCAGATCGCCGACCCCGATTTCCCGGGGGCAAACACGGTGACGTTCATGAATGGCTATTTCGTGATCAGCGTGCCGGATACGGCAAAGTTCTACATCTCAGGCCTGTACGACGGCGCAAGCTGGGATGCGCTTGATTTTGCTTCTGCTGAGTCGGATCCAGACAACCTGGTGCGCGTCATGGCGGACGGCGGCCAGTTGGTGCTGTTTGGGGAAAAGACAACGGAGTTTTGGGGCGATTCCGGCGCGACGGATTTCCCGTTTGCTCGCATCGGTGCAACGGCTATCGAATGGGGGCTTGCTGCTCGCTGGAGCTTGTGCAAGTTCATGGATTCCCTGGCATTCCTGCGCCGAAATCGTTTGGGCCAAGTGCAAATCTGCTTGCAGACGGGATATTCCGCGAACCCAATCTCTACGCCTGAGCTGGATTTCGAGATTGGTCAGTATTCGGCAGTTTCGGACGCAACAGCCTTTGCCTACATGAAGTCGGGGCATGCGTTCTATCAGATCAATTTCCCCAGCGCCAATAAATCGTGGCTCTACGACGCACAGTCGAATTCATGGAGCGAAGTCCAATCTGGTGATGGGCGTCATCGAGGCGAGATTCAGCAGAACTACCTCAATGAATCGTATGTCACCGACTACGACAACGGGAAGATTTACCGCCTAGACGAAGACATCTACACCGACGACGGCGAGCCTATCGTGCGCGAGTTCATTTCTCGGCATCAGGCCACGGGCGATTTCTCGCACTTCGGTCAGATGTGGATCGAAATGGAGGCGGGCGTCGGTCTGATCTCGGGCCAAGGGTCACAGCCCAAAATCATGATGAGCGTTTCTCGGGATGGCGGGCACACCTACGGCGCTGAGGTTGTGCGAGAGATTGGGCGGATCGGGGAATACCGACGCCGCGCAGTGTTCAACCGTGTGGGCCGTTCGCGTGACTGGCTCTACAAGTTCCGCATCACCGATCCGGTAAAGACCGTGTTTGTTGCTGCGTGGGGTCGCTATGCCCGCTAATTCGTTTGACATGCCGTCATCGACTGTCGGGGTGTTGCCCGATGGTCAATTTGAGCGGTCATGGATTGGGTGGTTCTTCCGTGTGAACACGGTTGTTCAAACGCTCCAGCAGTGGGGAACCACGGCAGACCGTCCAACGTTCAACCTGTGGCCCGGGCGGTTTTATTACGACACCACATTGGGTAAGCCGGTGTGGGTTCATTCGACCAATCCAACTGTGTGGCATGACGCTGCAGGCGTTGTCGTTTGATGACATCGAACGACTGACCGGGGTCAGGATTTCGCAGGACTGGAACATTACCCCGGTTTACCGAGAAACCCTTGCGGGCTTCTTCATCACGCGAGGGCCTGAGATTCACGCGTGGCGCCTTCCCGAATACGAGGGCAGGTGGTTGACGCGGCAGGACATAGAGCGGCTGACAAGGCCGCTTTTTCATTTGTACGGCCACGTTTCGACATCGGTGCGAGTTGAAAACCTGGCTGGCCATCGATTCGTTCAAAGACTTGGGTTCAAACCCACGGGCTCAGACGACCGGCTGGTTTACTACAAAACAGAGAGTTTGAAACATGCGCGACTTTGACCCCACAGCGTCCGAGTACATCTCTACCGGGTACTTGGCCCGAAGCAAGCCGGGAAATGGTTTCTATGGCGACTTCGGTGGTGTTGGAAGCATCGTAGGCGGGCTCCTTGGTGCGAGTGCGGCAAGCGATGCGGCAGATGCACAAACTGCTGCTGCGCAAGCGCAGATTAATGAATCTCGGCGCCAGTACGATCAGACCCGCGCGGACAATGCCCCTTGGCGTGATACCGGCGCATCTGCGGTCAATCGGCTGGCTTATCTGCTGGGCGTCGGTGGCGTTGGTCCGAATGGTCAAAGCACCTCGAATTACACCTACAGCCAGCTGCGCGACCAACTGCTGCCGCAGTACACCAAGACTGTAAAG